GTTTAGAGACCTAGCTGGGAATATGCTAGCCGAAGCTGGACAAGACGTAAGTCGAGTTGGCGGAGGTTTTATTAATGTTAATAAATTACCAGGCGGCAAAGCCGAAGTTGAATGACTTACATTTTAGTTGATACTGCTAACACGTTTTTTCGTGCTAGACATGTTGTGCGTGGAGATGCTGATATTAAACTTGGCATGGCCATGCACATTACCTTTAACAGTATTAAAAAAGCATGGGAAGACTTTGAGGGGAAACATGTAGTATTCTGCCTTGAAGGTCGATCGTGGCGCAAAGACTTTTACGAACCTTACAAACGTAATCGTAGTGAAACTCGTGCAGCTATGACACAGAAAGAACAAGACGAAGATAAATTATTCTGGGAAACATTTGACAAGTTTAAAGAGTTTATTACAGAAAAAACCAACTGTACTGTACTACAACATCCACAACTAGAAGCTGATGATTTGATTGCTGGCTTTATACAAGCGCACCCAAACGATGATCATGTTATTATTAGCACAGATAGCGACTTTCATCAATTGATTGCATCCAATGTTAAACAATACAATGGCGTAGCAGATACACTTACTACACATGAAGGTATCTTTGATAAAAAAGGTAAGTCAGTTGTTGATAAGAAAACTAAAGAGCCATTGCCGGCTCCAAATCCAAAGTGGATTCTATTTGAGAAATGTATGAGAGGTGATACAAGTGACAATGTTTTCTCTGCTTATCCTGGCGTTCGCACTAAGGGTACAAAGAACAAGGTCGGACTTACAGAAGCGTTCGAAGATCGAGATAAAAAAGGCTACTCTTGGAACAATCTCATGTTGCAACGCTGGGTCGACCACAACGGAGTCGAACATCGTGTGCTAGATGATTACAATCGAAATGTTACACTTGTTGATTTAACTGCACAGCCCGCAGACATTAAACAAATTATCCGTGATACTATCGACGAAGGTGCAAGACCTAAAGACATTACACAGGTTGGCATCAGACTGTTAAAGTTTTGTAATCTATATGATCTAAAAAGAATTGCAGATAGCATACAAAGTTATGCGGAACCATTCCAAGCTAAGTATCCCGAATCGGCAGTTACTTGGCGTAAAATAATTGAAGAAGCATAAGGAACTAAAATGACAGAGTTACACGCAAAACCTATAATTGATGGAAAGTTTTGGATTATCGAACAGGATGGCATGAAAGTTGGACTGTTACATAAAAAAGAAAATAATAAATTTATGTTAAGCTCAACAGAAGGCGAAATTACCTTTAATAAAAAAGACGAGTTAGTTAAGAAATTTGGTGAAAACTTTTTCTTACCTAAAGTAAAAACTAAAATTACGTCTGCAGAACCACATGAGTGTCACGGATTTCCTACCAGTTGTATTCCATATAATGCTATGTACGATGTTAGACGTAAACTTCCGTTATTTACAAAGTCTTCTGCATCAAAAAGTTTATATTGTGCAGGACATTATGTAATAAAATTCGATAAAGGCTGGGTCAAATCATTTTGTCCTAAGTTAATTACTATAGAAAGATATCCATATAAAGGTCCTTTTACTAGCGACATCGAAATGAAACAGGTGTTATCAAATGTCAAATGATACCGTTAACACAATTGCTATACAACAATTTTTACAACAAGTAAAAAGTGCTGATGCCGCACAGGCACGTGAAGTTCGACTAGATATTAAAAATGCCAAGGCATTAGCATTTAGCCTAGCAGAAGTTCTAAATAAATTAACACAAGATTACGAAACATTATTTTATAAATTAAGACAAAGCAATGAAAACGCTGTAATTAATGTTAGCATGGACGGCGGTGGGTTTAAGGATAGTTGAGGATAAATATATGCGTATATTACTTGGATACGTATATGTCGAGACCAAAACCAAAAGTGCTTTTAGAGCATGTCAATAAAAAGAACTACAAAAGTGAACAAATACTAGAAGCAGAAGCTATCTGGGCTGTGTTCTACAAGGGCGAACCTTTTAATCTAAAAAGCTCTAGCAGTATTGTAAGTTACCCAGGTCCTAAGTACAAAAAGGTTTCTTTTAGTAATCCTGGCCATGCCCACAATCTAGCAAAAAAATTAAATTTAACTTTTGGATGTCAAGATTTCCAAGTTGTTAAATTAACACAGGGCGAAATCATCAAATGATAAATCAAGAGACTTATACTAAGATCTTTTTAAAGGCATGGGATAAGTCAGCTGATGATGCTAATATAAAATTATACTCAAGGACATGGTGGCAAAATAATCGAACCAAAGACACAGGTGGACTACGCCTAACCGATAAGGGTTATGAATTTTTGGTTGGTACCTTGGATTTACGAGAGTACGAAATACCGTTTACCGAACCAATTGATCTAAGCCCACAAACTATTGTGTTTTTGGATAGATACATCGATTGTCCATACTATCTAACTGATATGAGTATTACAGTATTTTCGGAAAAAAAATCTTTTGAGCTAATGTTGTTTTCAGACGACATTCGAAAACTTGGAATTATCAAGGCTATTAATAATCTTAAAAAATCTGAAGAGATTTGAGCTAAGATCTTTAAAAACTACTTGACCTTAAGCTACTTCTATCATATAATAACTGAACTGAACAAACAGTTTTTTAATCAACTTTAGGAGTTTTTATGGCAGAGATCAGTTCTCGCACAGTCGGTCCAAAAGGTGCAACCAAAGGCATCCGTAAAGCGTTTTCCGCAAAACGTCCATTGTTCCTGTGGGGTCCTCCAGGCATTGGTAAGTCAGATATTATTCACCAAATTGGTGAAACAATGGAAGCTCACGTAATTGACATTCGTCTTAGTCTTTGGGAACCTACTGACATCAAAGGTATTCCATATTTTGACAGCAACGAGAGCAAAATGGTTTGGGCTCCGCCGTTGGAATTGCCCGATGCTATCATGGCGTCCAAACACAAAAACATCATCCTTTTCTTGGATGAAATGAATTCTGCGGCTCCTGCTGTACAGGCTGCGGCTTACCAATTGGTATTGAATCGCCGTGTTGGTACTTACAAACTTCCTGACAACGTTCTAATTGTTGCCGCTGGTAACCGTGAAACTGACAAGGGCGTTACTTATCGTATGCCTGCTCCGTTGGCTAATCGTTTCTTGCATTTGGAAATGCGTGTTGATTTTGATGACTGGGCACAATGGGCCACTGACAATCGTGTACACAAAGACGTAGTAGGTTTCCTCACTTTCTCTAAGAAAGATTTGTACGACTTTGATCCAAAATCTGGGTCACGTGCGTTTGCTACTCCCCGTTCTTGGTCGTTTGTTAGCGCACTGCTTGAAGACGAGGACACAGATGACGAAACATTATCTGATTTAATCTGCGGTACCGTTGGTGAAGGACTTGCTGTTAAGTTTATGGCTCACCGTAAAGTAGCGGGTAAAATGCCTAACCCAACTGATATCTTAGCAGGTAAAATTAAGACAATGGATTCTAAAGAAATCTCAGCTATGTACTCTTTAACTGTTAGTCTGTGTTACGAGCTTAAAGACTCTTGTGACAAGAAAGCTAAAGATTGGAACAATCAAGTCAATCATTTCTTTAAATTTATGATGACCAATTTTGAAACTGAATTAGTTGTAATGGGTACTAAATTAGCTCTTACCCAATACAAGTTACCATTAGATCCAGATGAGATTGAGTGTTTTGATGATTTTCATGGTAAATTTGGTAAGTACATTGCAGCCGCTACTGATAAGAAGTAATCGAACTTCGTTCAGTTGACACCTCCTTAGGGAGGTGTTATACTATATACATTGTAAATTAGGAGCATATATGTCACAATTCGATCCTGTTGTTGATAACATTATTGTAGCCCGTGTGGGTCTACTACTTCGTCACCCATTCTTTGGAAATATGGCAACACGCCTTATAATTAAAGATGGCTCAGATTGGCTAACTACTGCGGCAACTGACGGACGCCATTTATACTACAGTAAACCGTTCTTTGAAAAACTTACAATCAAACAAATTGAGTTTGTAGTAGCACACGAGATCCTGCATAACGTATTTGATCACATGGGGCGGTGCGAAGGGCGCGATAAACAAATTTGGAATGCCGCTGTAGACTATGCTGTTAATGGTCAATTAATACGTGACAAAATCGGCGAAGTCCCTCCGGGCATTCAAATCTTCCATGATTCAAAACATTATGGTAAAAGTGCAGAACAGATCTACGACGAGATTTTTCCAGACATGGAGAATCAACAATTGTCTGCATTTGGTCAATTGTTAGATGAACACTTGAGTCAAGACGGCGACGGTAAAGACGGTCAACCGCAATACTCTAAAGAAGAACTAAAACAAATTCGCGACGAGATACGCGAAGCTGTTATGCAGGCTGCTAGTGCCGCTGGCGCTGGCAATGTTCCTGGTAATATTCAGCGGATGATTAAAGATCTTACAGAGCCTAAAATGAATTGGCGTGAAATTCTGCGTCAGCAAATTCAAAGCACAATACGTAACGACTTTACGTTTGCTCGACCAAGTCGTAAGGGTTGGCACACTGGTGCTATTCTGCCTGGAATGAACTTTGAAGAAACTATCGACATTTGCGTTAGTATTGATATGTCAGGTTCCATTAGCGATATACAAGCCAAGGATTTCTTAAGCGAAATTCGAGGCATTATGGAAGAATATAAAGACTTTAAAATTAAACTATGGTGTTTTGATACTTCAGTTTATAACGAAGCAGACTACGACGGTTACAATATGGATGAGTTCGATAACTATGAACCAGTAGGTGGCGGTGGTACTGAGTTTGATGCCAACTGGGAATACATGAAAGAACACGATATCAATCCTAAAAAGTTTATCATG